AGGCATTGTTTATTCTGTTGTATGTATACATTATACCAATAAAAAACCCCCTATGTAAGGGGGTGTGTGCCACTTATCCAAGTGTCTATGCAATGTATTCCATGAACTCTCCAAGTACTTTCTTATTCATTCTCTTAGAGTTCAATGACTTCTTGAAAGCAGACTTGATCTGTGCCTTGGTAGCATCTTCTCTAACTTCAAACTCTGTATCATTATTAAGATTGGTTGATGACAATCCAAAGTAAGCATGATACCCAACATCATTAAGACATATGGATTTGTTTTTCTTCCAACCACTTTGAATGGATTGAACCTTATCAAAATCCCAATTAACATACTTACGAATGAAATGACTAGCATCTCTATTGTCCAAAACTCTTATTCCAAGGAAGTTAACTTGAGGAAATCTCCCTCTAAGTTGATACAAAAGAGCAGAAGTTAATTCATGATACTCAGACTTACAGTAATAAGTCTTTCCATTTTTAGGATCACGAATATAACAATGACCATTCATTGCTGATCTAGAACCAAGATAATCTTCACCACCTTCATAACGAGCTTTGATGTGACGAGTATACTTTAGAGGATGTGCTTCACCATCTGTCAAAGTAATACATTGTATCTTCTGAACATTATGTTTCTTTTGAAATCTTGGGATGATTTGATTCAAGGATACTAATGCCTCATTCAAAGGAGTACCAGATAGACTTAAGTTTCTAGGAGACTGATACATTACTGGCATATTCCAACCTCTATGACAAGTCAATGCCTTTGCCACTCTCCAGATATTAAGAAGTTGATTCTCTAAATCACCCTTCTTACACTCACTTGTAAGAAACTCCATCATTGAGAACTGACTATCAATATGAGCATATCCATCTTTTTTCTCATGATGTTCTGGATGTTCTATCCTATTGTAATAACCATCATCATTCAAATAATCTTCATGACGTTGTTGCCACTCATTAGTGAAAGCAAATACTTGAAAAGGAATCTGAACTTTCTTACAGAACCAGATCAAGTTGAATAACTGTTTAACAGTATCCATGAGAACACTACTCATAGATCCAGACCAATCAAGAACGAAGATCAGGCCATGGTTTTTACCATCAGGTATAGTAGTGATCTTTCTGAATAGATCTTCATTATACTTATAGGTATGAAGTTTAGTACAATCAAGAATACCAGTTTTTGATACTGTAGCACGAGCATATGCGTCTGCTGACTTCTTACACTCAAATTCTTTTACAAGATAGTTAACTTCTTTCTGTGCAGATCTTCTAAACAATCTATAATCATTATCTACAGGTTCAAAAATATCTCTCTTTATTGTAAGATGTTCATTATCATCATAGTGTTTCTGACACTGTTTCCACCAATCATCAAGGTACTCATGAATATCTTCATTCTTGGCAATCAAGGTATTCATATTCAATTCAGGTAACTTGATATACTCAGGATCATAGTACATACTATTTTCATTTACCTTCTCACTAAGCTCTTCCAAATTCTCTTGAAGTGCCTTATCTGTCTCAGATTCTAACTCACTGTGTACACCTCCAACTCCATCTGGAGTAGGCATTGAAGGTTGATCAAGAAGTTCATCAGACTCTTCTGTGTCTGGTTTTCCACTACCCTCAAATGGATCATTATCAGTCTGATCATCAGAATCCTCGGTAGCATCAAAGGGAATATCCATTGACCCACCCTCTTCTCCATTACTCATAGGAACCTGAGTCTTCTCAAGATTATCCATCTTATCCTTTAAGAAGTCAGTTAACTCTTGTGATAGTTTAAGAACATCTTCAAAAGTCTGAGTCTTTATTGCCTTCTCTACAAATATCTTTTCATCATCTTCAAACTCAATATTCACAAAGTTACCAACCTTATATTGAAGATTAATTCTATCAACCAAATTGATCTCTTCCTGATCCTTATCATCAATCTCAAAGAAGTCTTGATCCGAGAGTTGAGAATATCCACTATAGAAAGTCTTACCTAAGCCTGGATACTTCTGCTTCATCAACTTCTCAATTCTTACATCCTCAAACACATTAACAAAACACATTGGTATCTGAGGATAATCCAACTGCCAGTTGTCTGCTGGTGTGTATAGAGCATGTCCAACCTCATGACCCACTAGAAGGTCGTAGACGGTTCCAGAAGCCTTCTCCCACATTGGTAGGGTCAATACCCTCTTTTCCACATCAAACGATGCCGTAGGTACTTTACGGTTCTCTATAATAAGATCTTCAGTTGCAAGTAGTTTTGCAAGTTGACCTTTAACTTCGTAATTGACCTGTGTAAGCATCTAGTTCCTCGTGTATGTACATATAATAGTACATATTAAGACACTTTCAACTAACAATGTGCCAGTTCTTCAACTGTCTACTGGGAATATTTCACCTTAGAGAATCCATTCATCTTTTCAAACGTAATCAAATTATCCAGTCTGTCAGTTAACTCATCAACCTTGTGGGATATCATAAAGATATAAGCATCCTTTATAACGTATTTAATAATCTTAGTGAACTCATCTGTACCATTACTATCCAGAGAACTGTCAAAGATCTCGTCAAGAATCAATATATTTGTACTAGAAGAGTTCTTTAACTTAGCAATATCTCTCCAAGTAAACAGAATAGCAAGATCAATTCGCATTTTTTCACCCTCAGAGAAGGACTCGTAGCTGAACTTCTCGTGGATAGGAGACTTGATCTTCTCGTTGAACTGTTCATCAAAGGTAAAATTGATATAAAAATCCATCATCTGAAGATAGTGGTTTATCTTCTGATTCATTATAGGCAGATACCTTTTTATAATCTTTGCCTTGACACCACTATCCTTCATCATAGAGTTTGCAAACTCCAGATAGTCAATGTCTTCAGTGTGGTCGGCCTTGTTCTTCTCTACAGATACTAAATCATTTTTGAGACTTTTAAGTTGTGCTCTCTCAGTATTTCGGTTTGCAATTTGTTCGGCAATGTCTTGAACTTCCTGTTCATGGTCATGGATTCTACGTTGATACTCAGAAATTTTAAAATTGTTTGTTGAAATGTCATTCGTTAATTTAGTGATCTGCTTGGAGACATCTATAAACCTGGCCTCTTTTTTTTGTTCGTCGTTTATAGACTTTTGAAGGTCTTTGTAAGCGGAGTTAATCTCCTTTACCTTCCCTTCGATATCACCGATTTTATTTAGCCTAAAGTCTTCCTCAATATCCTGCTCACAAGTAGGGCATGATACATTATCCTTGAAAAACTTATGTTCATCGGTAATAATCTTAATCTTCTGTTCTAATTTACCCCTAATTGTGTTCATCTTCCGTAACGAAGAGGTAGCATTAGAGATAGTTTCCAACTCTGGTTGATGTTTAGTCTTAATAAGATTATCAAACTTGGTATTATCTCCCATTAGAGTGGAAGAATCATCCAATAGAACTGATATCTTATCCTTCATGTCCTTGATTCTCTTCTTGCCACTCTTATCCAGATCAGCAATGAAGTTTTTCTGCATATCTATCTTCTCTTCTATCAATTGTTTCTTGATAGAAAGTTCTTTTATCTCTACATTTGATCTATTAATCTTTTCTCTGAGTATCTTTGCCATACCTGAGAAGATTTTAATGTCTAATACGTCCTCTACAATCTCTCTACGGTGAGTATTGTTCAACTGCATAAAGGGAACAAACGTCGCCGAACCCAAGATAGTTGTCTGGGTGAAGGATTTATAGTTTAACCTTAATATACTGTCTTCTAGGTGCGCCTGTTGGTCATTGGCGTTCGCAAACTGATCTTGTTTCTTACCATCAATATGAATCTCGAACAAGGTAGGTTTCATACCTCGAACAATGGTATAGATTTTACCGTTTGCCTCAAATTCTATCTGTACTTCACACTCTTTATCATTAACTGTATTGATTAATTGCGTCTTCTTGATCTTACGAAAAGGCTTGTTATATAAAACAAAAGTAAGAGCATCAAGGATAGTAGACTTACCAGCTCCATTTGCACCAACTATTAAATTTGTAGGAGACTTTTGGAAACTAACAATAATGAACTGATTACCAGTTGACAGAAAGTTACGCCATCTAATCGTCTTGAATGTTATCATAATCTTTTGGCGGTATCACAATATCGTCTGGTGTGATGATAACATATTTGTATTTGTGTGTTCGACAGGTCTCTACAGCTAGTGTATCATCAATCTCTACAACTGTCAAGGTAGCCTCTTCATTAGCCTCTAGAAGTCCTGCATACCTTGTTGCATCATCTTCCTGTTGAAAAAGATATAGTGCCTTCTGACCATCATCATTTGTGACAGCATAGGCCCCTTCACCTTCCTTTCCAGCAAGTGATAGGATATACATTAATCAACCTCGCAAGCTTCCAGATAGACCTCTCTAAGGAGTTTCTTAACCCGATCCTTCTTTAATTCAAAATCAGATTCTTCAATATATTTATTTAAAAGTGTTAAAGTATCTTCTACTTTTTCTCCATCAAGATCTACTTCTAGATCATTGATCTCAGTATTTTCAACAACTTTTAAATCTATAATACCTGCTTTCAGAAGTTTGTCAAGGAACTTATCATACTCCAACTGACTTGTTCTTTTCTTCACATATAATTTTACTATCTTATCCTTGTATAGATGTGCCTTGAATGTAGCAGCAGGAGTATCATTGTAATACACCTTCTCAAACATAGTATAAGGATTCTCTACAAACTCAATCTCTCCAGTCTCAGTATCAAGAATATTAAATCCTCTCTTATCACCACAGTCATTCCAATACATCTGGTATGGATTACCTAAGTAGAATGTCTGACCATCATTACTTCTAGTGTGGTAGTGTCCTGAGAATACTGTGTCAAACTTTGCTATGATACCTTTATCAATACCTCTCTCTTGTACACAGCCAGGATATAGTTGGAATCCCTGTAACTCTAGGTGACCAAAAGCAGTTTTAGATTTCGTGGATGCAATAGCAGATTGAGTTTCTGCAAAATTGTCTTCGCAGATCCAAGGGAGCATGAAGGCTTTGAACCCGTTAATATCATATTCTCCAGGCTTAGATATAGGGATAAGGTTATTGTAGCTAGATAAAAGAGAATCAATAGAGTTAATCTGATTGGTATTCTTATAATAAACATCGTGGTTACCTACAAGTTGCCAGACTTTCACGCCCAGATTTTTAAACTTATCATATACATGTTCCTTGGCCCAGTCAAGTGACCAGAAATCTATATTCTTTCTATTGTCAAAAGCATCACCCATATGTATGCAATACTTTATCCCTCTCTTCTCCAACTCAGGAAAAAAGATATCATCATAAAACTTCTGAAAGAAGTTATGAAAAACCTTACTACCTCTTCTCCCACCAAAGTGGGTATCAGTTATTATTGCTATCTTCATTTCTTTTCTTTAGACCTATTAATAAGACTAATAAATCTATCAGCAGCAAACGTACCACCAACACAAACATCTATATCATCACCATCTTTCCAATTTTCTGTCCCATCTTTCTTAGTGTGGGCAAGGGCCTCAGTCAAATCGTCAATAATTTTTTGAGTAATCTTCATTTCGGTAGGATACCTCCTTCTTGTAAATCCTTTATTGGAAAGGTTATCATCTTCTCCCAAGGAGAAAGGTTATCAAAGAGAACTGCTGCATTAGTACCACTAATTCTCTGTACAAATCCCACATACCCTCTATAGATAGAAGTCTCATCTATAACTGTGACTGTGGTGCCAGGCAATATCATTGATTCATCTTCGTTTGGACTGCTTCTTTTATTGAATTATACTCACTAGAAGAACCATAATCGTCGTCCACATGCATAACCTCATCGTACCCCGACTTCTCAATGATTTTCTCACGGATCTCCATTTGTTTCTTCTCTTTCTGGATCCTCCGAAGAAATGCGTAGTGTATAATCTGGGTGAAGTAAGCAAAAGGGTTTGTAGATTTCTCTGGATTGAAGTTATGTATGTATTGAACGCAGTTTTCAATCCCATCTGATATCATATCCTCCCTAAACATATAATTGACAAAGTTTGGTTTATATGATAGATGTGTGGCAATCTTTACGAAACACTCACCAAGATAATTGGTAATACGAGGCTTCGGATCACCGTTAGTTTCAGCTTCTTTAACGTCAGCCTTATACTGCACAATGGCATATAAGAACTCTTTGTTATTGACGTAATGCTCAGATCGTTTTCTGGTGCGGGTTCCTTTTGCTGGCATTTTACATATTACCTCTTTAGTTGTTAATAGTGTACCACAAAATCAATCGCTTGACAAGTTATAGAATTGTGTGTACAATAACTCTGCCAGGGTTCAAGGGAATTTACTCTGGAGCTTTATTAGAATCTTGTTTATAGATTCCTTCAAGGTATTCCCGAGCCTGATTAACAGAAATTACATATCCCATCTTCTTAGTTACTTTAATTTTCTCAGAAGAACCACCATTAAGATTAGAAAATATAAATTTCTGATAGTAAGAAACTACTTCAGAGTCTTCTTTAGCTTCTACTACAGTTATAACTTTATCCATAGGAATAACCATAATACCTTCTGTAGGATTGCTCCTTAACCAAGGCATCATTCTTAATCCTTCATGTTGTCCGTTCATATGAACTGTCTCGATTTCTACTGGGTCACTAATAATTAAAACCGTGCGACCATTTTCTTCAGACGGCATAACCTCCCCGAAGATCTCTTCGCCAGATATTAATTTAATTGATCCGTAGAATTCTTCTTCCATTATTTTAACTTAACCTGTGACAATTCATAATTAAAATTCTCCTCGTTATAGATTTTAACTCGTTCGAGTAAATGATTCAGAGTATAATTCCTTTGGGAATCATATTTAATATCATCTGCAATGTCATACAAGAGAGATTTAACTTTTCCTTTGCCCTTTCTAAGTACTCTACCTATTGACTGAAGGTTTCGTATTCTGGACTTGGACGGCGACGCGAAGATAATGTTGTGTAGGCGCTTAATATTGATGCCAGTGCTAAAAGTCCCATAGGACGCCACAATAATCGCATTGTTCTCCTCTTCTGTAATTTCACGAATAGATTCACGTTCATCAGCCTCTACGCCACCGTGGACAAAAAAGACTTTACGATCATCATTTACAGAACTATTTATAGATTCATATAAGATTTCACCATGAGCCTCAACTCGACTAAACAATATTAATGTGTTGCCTTGAAGAGATAGTGCCAGATTTCTGATAAACTTATTCCTTTTTTCGTTAGATATGATATAATTTATTTCTTCTTGATAATCCTCAAATTGTCTGGGCTCATGTTTCAATACAATGATTCTAATATCTAACTTAGATAAATGCCCTTTATCAATAAGATCCTTTGTTTTAGTTACTTTATATGAGGGCCCAAACAATCCTTCTAGAACCCACTTGTGAGTCTGTGCTCCACTTAGAGTTCCAGTGAATCCATATCTATACTTAGTATCTCTAAGTTTGGACATAATTCCTATCAATGATTTGGATTTAAATTGATGTGCCTCATCTCCTATTATAACATCAAATTGACTAAACCACTTCTTATCCATCTTATAAATGGACTGCCATGTTGATATGGTAACTCTTTGAGGAGTAGTCCTTTTTCTACCAGCATAAACACGATGACAATACTTTTCGACATCCCAACCGTACTCTATAAAATCCTTATACATTTGTTCTACGAGAGAAGTCGTGGGAACAACAAGTAGGATTCTTCTCTTTCTGCCCACATGATAACGTGTAACAGCATAGATCATCAGGGACTTACCCGATCCTGTAGGGGATATAATTAATCTTCTATTATACTTTAGTGCATCATATACACCTTGTATTTGATAATCTCTAGGTTTGATACTAGTGATTGCTAACATATAATCCTTTACACCTTCCAATGATATCTCTTCATTCTGTTCAAAAGGAAGTCCATAGTATTCACTATTCAAAAACTTGACACTATACTCTGACTTCTTTGCCCAATCTACAATCTTATCTAACAGTCCGACATAAACCTCACCAGTGGCAGTTGAAAATAAACGAATTTTACCATCCCAATGTCTATTCCTATACTGAGGCATAAACTTGGCGCCTGGAACATCGAATGTAAAAAAATCAGATAGTTCCTGTTGGACATGAGGTGGTGCATCTACAGTAAGATAGACCTCATTCTTTTTAGCAATAGTAAGATCAGTCATAACCCCTCGTAAATCTCTGCCATTCGATGGCATTCTTTATTTGGTACGTTCGATTTAATATAACCTTTAATATACTCTCAAGATAATCCAGCATTATCTGATAGTAATCTATCTTAGCAATACATTTAATTAGATCTTCATCTCCATCAAAGTATATCCCTAGGTCTGCCTTTAGAACTTTATGGTCGAAAGGTTTCTCCACATATACTTCGGGTGATGCTTTACCTGAGTAATATTGCCACTTCTCTTTCTTTAAAACTTTATATCTAGTTTCCTGAGCTCTCTGAAGGGTTAAGATATTATTGTATATCTTATAATATTTTGCATGTAATGCTGGTACTCGTGTTGATTCTGAATGAAGAAGTTCATTATCAATTACAGAGTCTTTATCCCAAAGGTCTTGTATAAATTCAAGGTTCATCTCCTGTCAAACTCTCCACATTAAAAATAGTATATTTAAAAGAGGCTGTCGCCATAATATAATTTATATCAGTTGCGTCAGCGGTAAATGGAACTGGGGTAAGAGATGCAGGAAATAGATCCTTAAAACTTACCTTGGCAACTGCATTGAAACTACTATTATACACTATAAGTGTACCATCTGACGTATCACCCATGATGAGATCATCATCATTTTGTTGGTTTATGGGTATGGCTTCTCCAAGAGATTCAGGAAATCCCAGAGATCTCATCCATCTTTCTATCTGTAGATAGTTCTCTAAATTTTCATCGATAAAGAACTCTATATCCAGATCACCATAGGAAATTTTATCTCCAGCTATAGGAATATCTTTCAAGTAAGTTGTCTGAATAGACACTCCTAGATTAATATTAGGAATACTAACAGACTGAGAAAAGAAATCTACCTTTGGTGCCTTAGCCAAAGTAAACTTAAATCCTGCAGGGGATAAGAAGTTCCTATTCTTAAGTTGTCTAGACCAAGCAGAAGTCTTCGATGCCATGGGCTTTTCCTTTTATTTATCTTGTAATTCTGGAAGTTCACAATCAGGACTGATGCTTTCAACCATTGTGCCACCTATATCAGCACCCTGATCCATACCCATCATTGTAGCCGCTCCAGCAAGAACCCAACCAACGAAAGGAATCCCAGTGAGACTAGGGGCCACAGCAGCACCAACACTAGCACCGACCATTCTACCCGTTCCTTTTCCTGATCCGATTGCTTCGATACAGGCTTCTGACTTACCTTTTGTGGCAGTATCCACCACGACTTTAGACCCAGTACTCGTTGCTGGATATGATTTTCTTTCCGTAATGGTGTCGTTACCCAATCCCAGAAAGCCACTCTTCTTCTTTATATCCCGTTCCACATGCATCATCTTGGGATCGTTTGCACGATATCTTATCTTATAACCTTTCTGACCTGCTTCAACTTCATAAGAAGTATAAGGGCCAACAGGTACATTCACTACAGGAAATTTATTTTGTCTGGAGATCATCCCAATCATACCAATATGACTAAGACCTAATACCGCTCCTAAACTTATGGTGAACCACTTATTCATAATGATAGCATGAGGCATATTATATAGGCATAAAAAAAGAGCCCCCATCGGGGCCCCAATATTCTGGTTCTCTTGGATCTATTCTGGGATCCCACCAGAAGAATCCGAGTTGATGCAACCTAACATGCATCAGTGGTTTTTTTAATTCCATATATTCTCCAATAAAAAAGGGAGTCCGTAGACCCCCTTCGTAAGATATATAAGCGTCTCGCTTACATGAGGTTTGTAACTTTAACTCTACGATAGTAGCGGTTTGAGTTAGCGAGTAGGCGTCCAAGACCTTGGTTAGAAACATTACCTTCCGCAAATGGGTTAGCAACAATTCCGTAACGAGTCTTAAAGCCAATTTTTGGTTGGAAGGTGTCCTGACCAACTGCACGAACCATCTGTAGAGGAACGTATGGGCAGTAGAACAGACCAGCATCGTAAGGATTAGATCCTTTGTAACCAACAACGTAGTACTGATTAGCGTCATTGTTTGCAGCGAATGGATCGATGTAAACTTTGTACTTACCAGCCAATGTTCCAGCAAATGTATTGCCAGTGTCATCAACGTTAAGGTTAGCGTTCAATGCAGGAGTATAATCAAGGATTCCAGCCATTGTTAGAGCGGAAGCAACGTCTGCGGAGCAGAGGACAACGTTGCCCTTTCCACGACGAGTTCTTTGTGCGATCTGGTTGGCATCTCTTTCTATCTGGAAGAGAAGTCCCTTGAATTTCTCAACAGACCAACGACCATTACTGTCTGTGTCTAAGTCGAAGACTCCAGCAGTTGATGTGTTGATTGTTGCACCTTGCTCAGCAGACTTGTAGATAGTACGGATAACTTCACGGTTGATCTCAGCAAGAATCTCTGTTGAGAGAATATTTGCGAGTTCAGACTCGGCGTTTAATCCGTGGATAGCTTTAAGGTCTTGAGCTAATTCTAAACTGTACTCAGCTTTCAAAGCACGAGACTTCGCAGTCACCGTTACTTTCTCAATGCTGAATGCCATTTCTTGGAAATGGTTGGAAGCACCGTCGCCTAAAGCTTCGGAGTCTCCTGTTCTCATACCTTGACCTACATCATATGCAGATGTGGTAGCAGAACCGACTGGGTTAAGAACAGATGGGTTAGTACCAGACTGTGAAGTTGTACCGAAACCAGCAGCGGTGTCAGAGAATCCTCCAGTGAGGGTCTCAGCGCTGTTCTGTCCAGAGAATGCTGAATCTGGCTCGTCGAATAGAGCTTCAGTTCCACTCTGATTCGTGTAGCGAGAACGCATTGCGAAGATCAAACCTGTAGGTCCGCTCATTGGCTGAACACCAGCAAGGTCATAAGCGACCAAGTTAGGCATTGCACGACGGATAAGGCTGATCAAAACTGGGTCGAAACCAGCAACAGGGCCAGCTTCTGCAGATGATCCACTAAATCCACCAGTTCCAGCGGAGTTAGTTGGTGATGCTTCCGTTAAACTCTGGAAAGAGTTCTCTTCACGGAGCATTTGTTCTTGGTTCTCAAGAAGTACAGCAGTAACATTACGTCTATGCTGATCTTGAATCTTGTCTACTCCTTCGTAATCGAGGAGCGGTGCCCACTTTTCAGTAAGCGCCTGATAGTTGATGTTTTGTTGCATCGTTTTGTAGGGTTTGTTTAACTAAAAATTGATCACTTCCTATTAACACGACCAAGTGCTTCAAGATAAGTAGCCATTGATCCAGTAGATGGCTCAACGTGTGCTGCTTCTTCTTTCAGTTCTTGAGGTGCGCTCGTAGGAGAACTAGTCTTTCCTCCTTTGAAGTATGACTCCTTAAGAGTTTCTAGTTTTCCACGATAGGCTTCTTCACTTTCAAACTCAACACCTTCTGCAAGACTTTGTAGTTTTTCCTTTTGGGATACTGCAAGTCCTTCTGCAACGTTGTTGAAGACAGTCTGAGCTGTTGACTCACCAAGTTTTTGGTTGAGTGAAACGTTTCTTTCTATCTGCTCGTTAAGCTTGGTCTCCATTTCATCAAGTTTGTCTACCATATTCTCTAGAACATCATATTTATCTTCAGGTAATGATACATAATGATCTTCAAAAAGCTTTTTCATGCCGTCTAAGAATGATTCAGTCATTTCGGCTTTGATGCCTCTTTCGACTGCTAGCTGATTCTCCTCTAGCCACTCTTCTGCGACATATTCGAGATACGCATCAGTTCTCTCTGTAAGAGATACTTTGATAGTCTCAACTTCTTCGTTGAGTTTGGTAGCGTATTCTTCGTTCAGTTGATTTTCGATATCTGTAATCTTAGCATTGATAGATGCCTCGAAGATTACCTTTGCCTTTTCTCTAAACTCTTCAGAGAGTTCTTCACCAGCGAGGAGAGCGTTAACGTCCTCTTCGATAGCTGAGTTAAGGTCAACCTTGGTTTCGTCTTCCTGAGTAACTGTCTCATCTTCGACGATGGCTTCCACCTTCTCGTCTTCGACGGTCTCAGTTTCTTCGTAGGAAACTTTTCCTTTGTTGATTGTAGGCATGCCAGGATTTCCTCCACCTTTGCCAGGACGGTTGGTAACTACATCCGCAACTTGCTTAATGGTCTTTGTAGGAGTCTTAAGCGCATTGGACTCGTCATCAGGCTTTGAGTTCTGAGGGGTAGGTCCTCCCAGATCTTCTACTGCTTGAGAACTTTTAACATAGTCGCTCGGTGTAGAGGGCATTGGATCCCCTTTACCAGCGCCAGCGTTAACAGCAGTGTTGGATTGCTTTGTGCCTACTTCCATTTCTTGTAAATCTCCACGAGACATTTTGAACTCTCCGCGTTAAAACGTGATTAGATATCGTTAATCTATGTTTATTTATTAAATCAAAGATTTGATAGGAAGTTTTGGAAGATTTCCAACTTCTTCTCATCAAGCTGACCTTGACTAACAAATTTATTTATAGTTTCTTGGGTTTTCTCAATGGCTTCTTCAACTACTTCTTCTGGCTCTTTAACAGCAACGGCCGCAGGAACTTGTTCCAAGACAGCTAATTGTGCTTCACGAGCTTTAAGTAGTCCAGATTCCCAGACCCAATCAACTCCTTCCATAATGCCATTGACAAATGCGTCAGGGGCTGATGGATCAGCAACAATGTCTGCTGCTGTTGCAAGCATGAAGTCTTCACCAACGACTTTGTATCCTTCGTTAGTGTCTCTTAGACTACCCATGCCTCTAGAAGAAACTCCGAGTTGAACGCCTTCGTCAAGAAGATTCTTGGCGATAACTCCCATTGGTGTTTCTAAAAGCTTTGCTTTACCTACAAAATTATTTCCTTCCGCATGGAGATCAACAATCTTGTGAGATACTCTGTCCAAATTAACAGTTGGACCTTCTGGATGACCTAGCTCTCCAAGAGCTCGACCTTTAGCCACAAACTCTTCACAGTACCTATTAACTTCTTTTGCAAGAACTTCTGTAGGGTAGAATCGACCATTCCTATTCTTAAGGTTACCTTGTAAAAAAGTACCCTCAATAAACATAGACTTCTTGCCTTCCTTTTCTTCGACAAGAACTTTACAGGTTTCGATCTCTTCTCTAATGAGTTTCATTTGATTTAAGCCTCAGGTTTTTCTTCTTCGGTCTCATTATCAGGTGTTTCTACTTCAGCAGTAGGGGTTTCAACTTCCGAATCCTCAACGGATGCAGGTGTGCCAGGTGCTTCATCGGATGCAACTGGTTCTTCAGTCGGTTCAGTCTCAACCTCTGTTTCTGGTGCGTCTAGGTAGGGATTAGGCCCACCGAACAACGAAGCAGTTACAGCTGGTTTGATAGTATCAATATTCTCTGCTGACTTTGCATAAAGAAGATCTTTAAGTTTGTCATGAATATCGGTAGCTGATCCATCATCAGACGTTATCATATCAATTAAATCATTATCCATAAGGGTTAATATAGAATTAGACTAAAGGTATTTATATCTCTCCACCTTTGGGCATCTGTGGAGGAGGTGCTTGCTCTTCTTCGGCAGGCATTTCTTCTGGTTGTGGGTTCATTGCTCCACCAGGCATTTGCTCTGGATGAACACCCATTTCCAGTTGTTGCACTTCCATTGGGTCAGCAATCTTACCGTCCTCAATTTCTTGTGCCATCTGTTTGTCGATCTCAATGATCTCCTCATCCTTCTGTTTGAGAACATTACGTCTCACCCATTCAAGTGAGTAGTACTTACCAACATACGGATCGACTCCAGCAACAACACCAAGTCTCTCGTTAATGAGTTCTACCTCTTTTAATTCTGAGAAATGATTATCGTATACAAAATCAAATTGGATGTGATCAGAGAGGACTTCCCAGTCTTCTGGCGTGACAATGTTCTTAAGAATCAATTGAGTCTTCAACATGTCAAGGAAGACAGTTGCAAACCTCTTTCTCATCCTACCAACAAACTTGGTGAACTTAATCTCATCCCTTAAGATCTCTGAAGATCTTCCAAGATTAAATCCTTCTCCAGATCCAGCAATACGTGATTCTGGTACTCCCAGTGCCCTATAAAGTTTCTTCTGGAAATATTCTATGTCAGAGAGTTCTCCAAGGTTTTGTCCGCCTGGAAGTGTTGTAATCTCTGTACCACGACCACCTTCTCTACGAGGTAACCAGAAATCCTCAAGCATACTCATATGCTTTCTGTCATCTCTGATCTCACCAGTTGATGCATCATACACCAACTTGTTCCTATAACGGTTCATTACCTCTTTAAGGTACTGTTCCGCCTTCATCTTAGGAAGATTACCTACATCAATGTAGAAGATCCTCCTCTCAGGAGCACGACTCAACCTGTAGATAACAAGAGAGTCCTCAATCATTCTAAGTTGATTGAGTGCCTTGATTGACTTGTGCAGATAGGAAAGGATAGTTTGTTTGTTTCTATCTACCAATCCAGAATGACAGAAGGTTATTGCGTCTGGTGCAATCTTAACTGGTTTATTCTTATGAGCAAATGGTGTGCTACCTATAGCACCCATATTATTCTTACCCTGTGTTGTATTAGGATCGTACTGATAGTACTCTTCTATCTCAGGGTTTTCTACGTTGGATGGATCTACTCCTTGATTAACCGCTTTAATCGCTGATTGTAATGAAGGATCTGTCTTGAGTTTTCTTACTAATTTAATTTTTAATGGATCAATATATCTTACTTCTTTAATTCCTTCTTCTGGCTTCTTGACATCAATTACCTTGTGGTAATAAATTCTTCCATCAACATACCAGTTCCTAAGAATTTCATGAGACTTCTTATCAAAATCTAAAACTTCTTTTACAGTTTTAAACTCTGATCTAATGAGCTCCTTAAGTTTCTCAGATGCAGGAAGATTCTCCAAATCGATTTCGACTGGAGAATCATTCTGATCCGAAACTATTGCTTCGTTTATAATATCTTCGATGGCACTATCCACTTCTGGATGAAGTGCCATTTCACGATATCTTTTTATTAACTCGTACTCGGACTTAAATACACCGTCAATGTCTACGTATTGCCCATAGAATCCACTCGAAACATAATAGTCCGATGAATCCTCTTTATTCTGAGGTACAGGTGAGACGACATTCTTTTGTTTGTCGTCATCCTTCTGTATCTTAAAACCAAATAATTTAGCCATTAACTCACATCATACTGGGCTTTCCCAGTTATTTATATAAGATACTTAAGCGTACTTAAGAGCTTGGATTTGAACCAAACATAGAATTATCTTCACTGCCCTTAAAAGCATCCCACCACTGGACCTGTAGATCCACTGTGAACTCTTCTATTGTATCGGGTTGATCGTATGATAACTCAATAGCACTAACGTTTGTTGGGAATATTCCGTGGAATTTGTAAGACTTTAATACTGGTAACTTGTCATCCTGACCTTGGATAGAACCACCCTGACCTGCTGTTGTTTGAACAGTTGATCTTCCCAACTGATAAACCATAGCGTCAGTCTGATAATCTGCAGGAGTTGTTTCTCCAGTAGCATTATCATGTTTGTTGATTCCGTTCATCCACAACTCAAAAGCATTTCTGAGATTGAATGTGGTGTCGTTGATGACAGTGATTGTCCACACATCAAATGTGCGGTCACCAGCAATCTTGAGGTTTCTTCCTCTAAAGGGAACATCAATAACGTTGATGTTCGATGCAGGAAGGTTTGCGGCCTTAACCATAAACCTTGCATCTTCGGGTGCATTTGCATCGATGCCTACACCATCAGGAAATTGAAGTACAACCTCAAATAGATTAGGCCTTGCACCACCGCCGATAAGTTTTGACTTGAACGAGTTAATCGTCCTAGCACCTATATTTGGTAAGTTCTTGGTAGACATTCTGTTAAGTCCTCTCTTCGTATGTATTTAGTAAGGGGTTAGTAATTAGACAGAGCCAACAACTTCATCGAAGCTAATACCAGTTCTTGTAGCAACAAAGGTTAGACCAATGAAGTTAATAGAACGTGCAGGCTTAACGAAGATGTCTGCCTTGAAGGTATTTGAATCTATAACAGCAGGTGTGTTATTAGTTTCATCACAGATGACTACGAAGTCGGAAATACCTCTCTTAGCTTTGACATCACGAAGATATGGTTCAACAATATTCAAGAAGTTTGTTCTTGTAAGATCATCGTTGAACTCAAAGAGTTGTGATCTTGCGGCTCTCTCGATTGTACCCTCAATTGTAAGGAACAAGCGACGAACGTTAATTCTATCGAAGGCAGATGCCTCTTTCTGTGCAGTTTTGTCACCGAATAGAACTATACCAGCACCAGCAGAGAATACAACTGGGTTAATCCTCTTAGGATATAACTCATCTCTCTGTGCTTGTGATGGGTTGTATGCAAGTTTAATTGCATTGTTAATTGCACCTCTAGTCGCACCAGCAGGTGAGAACCAAGGGAATGAATTAATGGATGTTCTTGCCATCAATCCAGCAACGTCACCATTTAGAGGAATATAACGGAATGTGTTATTAAACCTGTCATAGGTGTACTTGTAACCAGAGTCGAAGACTGCATAAGAACTAGAAGTCAAACTATCATAGAAAGCAATGATGTTCGATGTCTGTTGATCAGAATTTGTTAGACCAACAACTCCAGCTCTGTAAGGAGAAATACAAGCGATGCAATCCTTACGGACGGCAGCAATACTGATTAGTTTGTTTGCTTTTGCTTGTGCCTCATAGATGTTGTCTCCACTTGAAGGACCTTGGATTAGATAGTTAACAGAGTATTCTGCAGGGTTATCTAGAACTTGGTAAGAAGTTACAATGTCTCCTAGTGTGCAAGCGTACTTGTCAGTTCCACCGTAATCGTTTCCGTTTGTAAGGGAATAGATGTTAGGGCCAGCACCATTGAATGTTACTCCTTGTGCCTTTGTACTCCAAACACCAGTTGAATCAATAGTGTATCCACCTAATGTTGTATGCTTCAGACCGATACCAGTTTGAGCAGCACCAACAAATGCATAGTTAGAGTAGTTTGCAACGTAGTTCTTGTAGAAGATGTCTGTAGAAGGAGAAACCTTAGCATCATTTGCCTTGGATAATCCAGTCCACTTCTCTACGATGTTTCCAGAACTACCAGTTACTTTACCAGTGTCATCAACGATAAGAACATGGAACTCGTCATTCTTAGAATTCCTTTCCTTAGCGTATTCTGTAGTTGTAGGACGATCAGCAACCTGTTTCCAGTAGACTGTACTGTTTGTAAGTCCAAGAGTCTGTTGATCATACCAGTCAGTGACAGTGTTACCTTCTCTTAGGTAAATTCCACTTTCAATACCAGACATAACGAGGAAGTCTGTGTTAGCAAACGCAACAGTTGCTGCGGTGTCCATTATAATTTGACCAACACCACCAGTTGTTGCATAAGAAACAATGGTTCCTGTGTAAGTTCCGTTAAGTGACTTAACTTGGTCGCCAGGACCAGACTTAAGAGCACTGAAGTCAGGGCCGTAAGCAATGACTGTAGAACCAATTCCAACTGAAGCTTGGAATCTTTGTCTTTCTATTCTCTGTTGAGCACCAGAATCATTAAAAACTTTAAGACGGTTGGGGTGGTTTACTGTAGTAAGAGCATTCTCGAACTCCTCGTAAACACCAGCGTCATATCCTTGGAAAGCAGAAGTTGTTGATCCTTCTTCGTAATCAATCGAACTCCATTCGTTTGTTGTAACGTTATGCTTACTTACAACTTTAACATCAACTGATCCAGCATTGATTCCAGTTATGATACCTTTAACATAACCAGTTTGAATACCAACGGTTCCGTCTGTATTTGCAATACTAGTTGAGAATCCAGCAGTAACAGCATATCCTACTGTCAAACCTTCAGTACCGATAGCGACCCTTTGGTCTGCCTGTGCGTCAATTGTACAAATCTTAAGATCATTTGCCCAAGAGCCAGGGTTCCTTGCAGCATAAAGCCACTCAGTATCCGCAGATCTATTATTGTAATAATCTTCAGATGATGCAATCGAAAGGTTTGTTATCGCAAGACCAACAGGTGCGTTAGCATTGGATAGTGTTGGGTTAGAAGTTCTTAGAACTCTAAGAATTCCACCGTATGATAGGTAAGCAGATGCGGACATCCAGTACTCGTACTGTGCATCGGCACTTTTTGGTGAACCAAACGTCTCTAGAAGGTCGGCCTCTGTCTCGATTAGAACTGGCTCATTAACAGGCCCTTTTTCAAAGGGTCCTGCAATTGCACCTACTTGATCGTTGATGCCGTCAATCCTTCCTACAGTTAGGTCAACTTCTCGTACCTTAACGCCTGGAGATACTAGATTAAGCGTCATGTTAGTATTCCTCGGAAACTCAGTTGTTTTCTCTACAACTTATTTATTGTTTGGGTGTTTTCAGTGGGGAAACGGTGCGTGAACCCCTCACCAATCAGGATATATCTCTGGTTTGTTCCGTTTTCTTTTAGATTTTACCCGCTTTATCGTACAACTCTTACATTCATACGAATAAGATGATGGCAATACACCTCTATTCTTTCGTGTGAGGTAAAACCCATCTGTTAAACTTTTAGTTTGATTGCAGACTCTACACTTTCTCTCGTGTAATACCAAATGTCCTAAATCAAATTCATCATCTAAATCCATTTTATTATACTGATATTACAGCTGTTACCTCTGGAAACTTCTCTTTAACTAGTTTTTCTATACCCATAGTTAATGTCTGGGCACTCATAGCACATCCTGCACAAGCACCTAACATTCTTACCATGACTATAGGTCCTTCCTTAAGATAGTCTATTGCAACGAACTCAAGATAACCTCCATCCATTTCTACATAAGGACGGATTTCATCTAATACTTCATTTACATTTGCGTCGTTTAGTTCCATTACATGTAATCCCACATAAATGATCGATCACCATATTCATCTACATTCCATTTGGTTCCTTCATCATCAACAAATGAAGTCTCTTGTAATCCATCTTCTATGAATCCAAATGGTGCCATGTCTTGTTCTATCTGATCCCTTTGATCATCATAGACTCGTTTTCTAATATCATCATCAGTCATCTCCTTGAAATAATCTTGCACGACTAACCATGCAAATATAACAAGGCACATTGCTAAGTCATCATTACATCCTTCTTCTGCTTCAAATGAATTAGCCTTTTCAATAAAGGT